CTCGCGGAAAAAACTCGTTTCTTGCCGACGCGATGAACGCCGAATTCTCTCGCGACTTTGACGCTCAAGAGCGAATCACTCGCTACAATCGCGAGCTACAAGTAGAAAAGCGCGACGTCGGTACAGCCGCTTTCGCCGGTCTCGTAGTTCCGCAATACCTCGTAGATCTTTACGCTCCGCTCGCAAGAGCTGGACGTCCAGTAGCCGATATCTGCCGAAAGCACGTTCTTCCAGCTCAAGGTATGACGGTCAATATCTCGAAGGTAACTACCGGAACCGCCGTCGGCTATCAAGCGGCAGAAAACGACACCGCTACAGAGACAAACATCGACGACACTCTTCTTACCGTGAACGTAAACACAATCGCAGGTATGCAAGATGTCTCGAAGCAAGCGATCTTACGCGGCGCGAACATCGAAGACGTCGTACTCGCAGACTTGATCTCGGCATATAACACAAAACTCGACTACGGTATCTTAAACGGATCAGGCTCAAGCGGCGAACCTACGGGACTCAACACCGCTTTAACCGCCGTCATAACTTACACCGACGCGAGTCCAACAGTCAGCGAACTTTACCCGAAGCTCGTAGACGGAATCCAGCGCGTACAAAGCGCCGTATTTCAAGGACCGAACTACATTATTATGCACCCTCGACGCTTAGGCTTCTTGCTCGCCGGCGTAGACGATCAGAAACGCCCGCTAGTAGTACCGAACGCTAACGGTCCGATGAACGCCGTCGGAACTTACTCCGGTCTCGGCTACGGTCAAAGCGGACAATACTCAATCCTTGGCTTACCAGTAATCACCGACGCGAACGTAACAACTACGAACGGCGCTGGAGCTAACGAAGACTTGATCTATATCGTTAGCTCGGACGAAATGCACTTGTGGGAAGCTCCACAAATGCCGACCTACGTTCGCTTCGAACAGCCGGACGGAAAAGTCGCTATCCGAATCGTTCTCTTCGGATTCTCGGCTTTCACCGCCGCAAGACGTCCGCTCGCAGGTGCATACATCGGCGGAACCGGACTCGTAACACCTAGCTTCTAGAGTTTCTCTTTCGTCGGCTAGTTACCTCCTACTAGCCGGCGGAAGATCCTCTAATCTTCTACTATGAGATCAAACGTCGAGAACTATCGCAAAGGCTTAATAATTGAGCGCGTTAAATATGTGCTACGCGGCGACGACGCCCGAGTTCTCTTAGTAGATAAAGAGCTGGCTCGGCTAGACGGCGTCCTTTCGACGGGATCTCAAGCGCCGCTAGTCGAGCCGGTCAGTATTGAAAAAGAAGATCGCGAGATAGTTAAACCGAAAAGGATCTCTAAAAAATTGAAAGGCGACTAGATGGCTATCTCTAACGGATATACGACTCTCGCTACGTTTCAGGCATATACCGGGATGTCTACAGTCACCGCCGACGAGACCGTCAATATCGAGAAAGCTATCGAGTCCGCTTCGCGTTCCATAGATCGGATGACGAATCGCCGTTTTTGGGCCGACGCTACCGCTACCGCTCGGCAGTATCGGGCGACTGACTTTTATCGTCTCTTCGTGGACGACATCTCTTCAACTACTGGACTACAAGTAAAAACCGACACCGGCGGCGATGGCACTTACGAAACAACACTAACTTTTAACGTCGACTATATTCTTGATCCGATTAACGCTCCCCAGCAAGAACGACCGTTCACGGTAGTAACTATGGTCGGGACGACTTTATTTCCGTCGCCGATAAATCTTCGTCCGGGAATAGAAGTTACTGCTAAGTTTGGATGGTATAACGGGATTCCGCCGGACGACGTCGAAGAAGCGTGTCTAATTCTTTCTACCGATCTCGTTAAACGTGCTTCGAGTGTCGGCGGCGTTCTCGGCTTATCAGAACTAGGCGCTATCCGGATGAGTCCTCTAGGTCGCGACGTTCAAGCGATGGTCCGACCGTATCGGCGCGAAGTTTTAGCGTGATTCCGTCAGACGTTCGCGACGGTATCAAAACGGCGATAAATATCACCGGATTACGAGTATTCGACACTATTCCCGACGGTCTAGTTCCGCCGGCGCTCGTAATCGGACAGCTCTCTTTAACGTGGCAATACGTTCTAGCGAACACTCTCGACACCGCGACGATCGATCTAATTCTTATTACTGGCAGGATGTCGGAAAGATCCGCTCAAGACTATCTAGATAGCTTCCTCGCGCCTACTGGGGCGACTTCTATCAAAGCGAAGCTAGACGCCGCTCCTACGCTCCCTAAAGCGTCCGTAGCGACCGTTTCTACGTCGAGAGTCGTTTCGGCGACGCCTATATCGGTTAGTGTAAGCGGCGTGGAAATGCTCGCCTATCGTTACTCTATGGAGCTTTACGGATGACGACCTATCAAGTTATATCTTCACGGCTTTACGCTTTCAAGCCGGGCGATATTGTGACGGATCTAGATCTTATTGACGCCGGCGTTTCGGTAGCTAAAAGTCTTACGATCGGCGCAATAATTGAACAAGTGAAACACACTAAAGCACCTAAGAAGTATGATAAAACTATTAACGACGAAACGGAGTAAACTAAAACTATGGCTACAGCATCACAACTAGGAAAAGCGACCGTCTTTACGGTCGGCGGAGTGGACTTTCTTGATCAACTTGTCTCTATTGAGATGACTAAGACGTTTCCACCGCTTGACGCTACGACGCTCGCGTCTACGTCAGTAGATAACGTCGCCGGCTTAGAAAACTCGGAAACTTCTTTCACTCTTCTCGGATCTTTTTTAACTGCCGAGTCGATTCAATTCGCTTTCGGCGATGTCGGTACAACTTCGGTTATTGTTTACGAACCGCTTACAGCCGCACCGGGAGCGAGCTCGCCTAGATACACCCACACCGGCGGATATCTTTCTCAAGCGCCGATCGTGGTAAACGTGGGCGAGCTAGTTCAAGTAAGTCTCGTATATAGCGGCGGCGCGATCGTTCAAGCCGTCGCGTAACTTGTGCTAAAAATACGGCTCACCGTCGAGCGCCGCGATGGAAACACAGTAGAACTAGCCGTCTATCCGCCGGCGATAATTAACTTTGAACGCTGGGCTAAATGCGGGATCTCTTCGGCTTTCGCTGGAACGGATGTCCGGATGGAACATCTCTACTATTTGGCGTGGCTTGCCGACAAAGATAACGGAAACGTAGTTAAACCTTTTGAAGAGTGGGCTAAAAATGTTGCCGACGTAGAAATAAATAACGACCCAAAAGTCTAGTCTCTATGCGCGGCTCGTTTAGCGAGTACATCGCCGAGCTTGCCATAGAGACGGGTATCGCCCCTAACGCTTTAATAGAGACGTCGCCTATAGTTTTAGATCTAATCTACGATGGACTAGTTAGAAGAAACAAAGAAGCTAAAGCGAAAGCGAGACGTCGATAAATGGCTACCGGGACTTTCGGCTTTCGCGCTAATCCAGCCGAAGCGATAAAAATTACTGGACTTTCAAAAGTACAGCGCGACCTACGCAAGCTCTCGACCGACGCGCTCGATCTAAATAAAAGCGAGTTTCTAGAAACAAATAAACAAGTCGCCGAGATCATTATTAACGAATCTAAAAAATATGTCCCGGTCGTATCGGGAGCTCTCGCGGCGGCAGTACGGAACGCTTCAACTAAAAAAAGCGCAAAGGTTCGCGCCGGTAATGTCGCCGTACCCTATGCCGGTCCGATCCACTTCGGATGGCCTAAACGCGCTATAAAGCCGAACCCGTTTTTTTACGACGCTATAGATAGTCGGCGCGACGAAGTAAGACAAAGATACGACTCTCTAGTTAGCTCGCTAATAACTAAATACGATCTAGGATAAACCTATGGCTAAACCGATTACAGTTTCGATAACCGGCAACGCTGGACCGTTAAAAAAAGCGGTAGGCGACGCCGAAGGATCTTTAGAACGTCTATCGGGCTCTTTTAAAAAGGTCGCCGCAGTTACCGCCGTAGGCGTAGGCGCGATCGCCGCCGGGATCGGATTCGCAGTAAAAGCGGCGGCAGAAGACCAAAAAAGTTTCGAGCTTCTTAATCAAGCGCTTAAAGCAAACACCGACGCTACTTCGGAGCAGATTAAAGCGATCGACGGCTCGATCGGCTCGATGGCGAAACAGCTCGGAATCGCGGACGACCAGCTTCGTCCGGCCTTTGCGAATTTGGCGAGAGCTACAGGAGACGTCACAAAGTCTCAAGAGCTCTTAGTTTTAAGCACGAATATAAGCGCCGCTACTGGCAAGGACCTAGAAGCTGTCTCGATAGCGCTTTCTAAGGCTTACGGCGGCAACGTCGCCGGCTTACAGAAGCTCGGAATCCCGTTAGATGAGAACCTAATAAAAACTAAAGACTTTAACGGAGCAGTCGAAGCACTCTCGGCGACGTTCGGCGGAGCGGCAGAAGTCGCGGCAGGCACTTTTGAAGGAAAACTCTCGCGGCTAAAAATTATTAGCGGCGAACTAGTCGAACAAGTCGGATCTTACTTACTGCCGATCTTCACATCGTTAGCCGATATCTTTCTAAATAAAGTCGTACCGATAGTCGAAGAATTAGCTAACAAGATCGGACCTTTCTTAGCGGACGCGATCTCTCACGTCACTAGCTTTATTAACGATCAACTAGTCCCAGCGATACAAAGATATCTAATCCCGATCGTAGAAACTTTAACCAAGTTTTTTACCGACAACTTAATCCCGGCGTTCCGCTTTTTAGGCGACCTAATAAAAAACTATTTAGTGCCTATCGTTATGTCGATCGCTATTCCGATCTTCGAAGGATTAGTAAAGATCTTTAATATCATCGTCGAGAAAGTTAATCAGAATCGCGACTCGTTCGTAAGATACGGCGAACTCTTACAACAATTTTACGGATTCATTAGAGACAAAGTCGCACCGGTTCTAGGCGTGACTTTAAAAGTAGCTTTCGAGATTCTCGCTAAAGCGATCGGTCCAGTAATTACCGTTATCTTCAAGTTTCTCGACGCTTTCGTTTCGATAAGTAAAGTCGTAATAAGCGTCGCGTCTACCGTTTTAGAAACGATCGAGACGATGATAAACGGGATAATAAAGGGCGTTAACTTTGCGATAGAAACACTTAACCGGTTACCGGGTATCGACATAGGGCTAGTCGGTAACGTATCCGTTTCTTTACCGACCATTACAGCGCCGACCGTAAGCGGCGGTGCTGGCT